ATAGAACATGTCGATCGTCGCGGTGCAGCCGCGGTTGCCGACAATGTACGTGCGCGGGCCCGTTGCAATGTCGGTCGTGTCGATCATTGTCGCATCGTATTGAATCGACACAGTGCCGAGCCCGTTTACTGCGGTTCCGGCCCAACTGAAAGACGCGAGCGCCGATGAAAGTGCTGCCATGGGTTATTCCTTGTAGTGAATCGTGATCGTGTTTGAGACTTCGGCGGGTTGCTGTTCGTCGCCTTCGCCGACGCTCGCAGCGTCAATGGTGTAGCCGTCGAACATTACCGCGGTGAATTCAAGACCGTTGTACGTGCCTGTATCGCACGCGCTCGGGACGAACGCCGCAATGTCGAGCGCCGCGTCAGTCGTTGTCGCGATCACGCGAACGTCAACGACGGCTTGCCAGTAGAGCGCTACGGCGCTGCGCTCGTTGCTGGTCACTTCGTACGTGATCGCTGGCAACGTGCTCAGTTGTGGCCTATAGCCGTGCGTAATCGGATACGCAGCGAGTTGCGGCGTGTTGTCGAGCATGTTGCGGATGGCTGCTTCAAGGCTCAAACGACTTCCTCCGCTTCGATCACGGCGACCATGTCGGCTTCGTCAAGGTTCGTGATGCCAGCAATACGGAACGTGCGACCACGAACAACGAGACGGAACGTTTCGTCGATGCCCCACTTTTTGAGCGAGTTCCAACGGCATCGGATCTCGGCACGCCTCACCGTTGCGACGCCGTCGGCGTACTGTTGCTCGGCTGCCGAGTCGGTGCGGAGATCCACCCACAAAGGCGGGTTCCCGTTCGCTGCCGCAGTGAGATCGTTGAACGTGCCGATGCGCTGACCGAGATCGTCAGTCGTGCCGCTCGGTTGGAGAACCGATGCGGGGAAACGTAGTCGGCCGCTGCCGATCATCGTAGCGCCCCACGCGCGCTGTACGCGTTCAGGATGTACTTGAGCGATAGCGGCACTTCGGCGAGCGACGCCACCGAGGTTGCATCGGGGTTGGCGTACCACGCGCCGACGAGTCCCACAATTGCTTGCTGCAACGCGTGCGGCACCTGCACGTAGCCTGCATCATAGGTCACAGTCGGATAGGTGCCTTCGTATATCTCCGGCGTCTCTTTGAACTGCAACGCCGTCAGGCTATCGGTGTCATCGACGTACCAATGTGCGGTTGGCATCGTCGTGAGCACGTTGCTGCCGTTGTAGTACGTCACCGACGTGACCTTCCCCACTGGCTGAACTGGCAGCACGAAGCGACGCCACTTGTCGAGTTTCGCGGTACGCGTTTCGCTCGCAAGCGAGACGCCAGTTTCACGCTCGATTACTTCGCCGGCTGCGATGCAGAGCGTCGTGAGAATGACATCATCGGCGTCCACGTCAATGCGTAAACGCGTCTTCAGAATGTCGATTGGTATGGGTGTCGCAGCCATGAAACCCGCGATGGGGGTTTCCCCCCACCGCGAGCAAGGTAAGAAAAAGCGCTTCGTGAACTGCTGAAATCAGGCCGTGATTGCAGCGAACGCGTTTGCAAGCATGATCTTGGAATCAGTGCGCGCGTACGTGTAGAGGGTGACCTGGTGCGTGCTCGCCGCCGAGTACGGATCGACGAGCGACGTCATGCCAGTACGGTCGAAAATCTCAAAGTAGTTGAAGTCGCCGACGACAGCAAACACGTTCTCATCCGTGTTGGCCGTTCGCACGTACTGACCGATCGAGTACGGCACGCCGTAGAGCAAGCCAGGAGCGCCGCCGACCATCGTGCCCGCGTTCGATTGTGCTTGTGTCCAAATGTATTCGGTAGAGCCGCTGGTGACGACACTGTTCTTCAACTTGCGAGCGACGCGAAGGAACGTATCGGAGAAGAGCCAACGGAACCGCGGCGAGTTGCGGTACTGCGGCGCAACAAGGTGCACGGTGTCAATGATGTTGTCGGCGGTGACAGTCGTGACGGCGCCTGCAATGTCGGTTTGTTGCGAGACACCCGAAATCTTGGTGTTTGCCGAAGATCCCGCAATGCCTTCGGGTTGGCTCGATCCGGTGCCGATGGTGTACGCCTCTTCCATCTTGAGCGCCATCGAAAGGCCGATACGGCTTGCGACCCAATCAAGGCCGCTGCCGATGCCACCTTGGCCGATCGCGTCTTCGATGAACTCTTGGCTCATCTGAGTCGCGCAAACGTACTTGTACGGCACCACGGAAATGGCATCGCCGAACGTTGGATCTGCGGGGGTGATCGTTCCAGCTTCGGCAACAAGAGCCGTCGTCGGCAAGTTGCCTTCGACGGTGATCGTGCGCTTGGAGTCAATCGAAGACACTGGGCAGATCGAGCGCAGCACGTTTGCTTGGTACATCTTCTCAACAATGCGGCGCTCCATGTCGGTCGGAATGCCAGCGCCAGTGGTGCCAGTTGAGAGCGCGCGCATTTCAGCGGCATCGCCACGCGCGACAGCTTGAAGCCAACGCTTGGCGTACTCAGGGCTGGCAAGATCGTGCTTGACGTCGGCACGCGCGACCACGCCGCGGAACTGCGGTTGCGAGCGTTCTTCCTCGAGTTGCTTCAAGCGCTCTTGCGCTGCGCGAAGCGCCAAGCGGTCTTGGTTCATGCGCTCGACTGCGTCAAGGTCAGCGTCAATGCGCGCGATCTTCTCGCGCTCTTCGCCGCTGCCGCGGATTTCGACGTGGTGCGTCTTTGCACCAGTGCGAGCGGCGAAGGAGTCAAGGGTCTTGCGGTACTCGTGAACGGTGTTTTCGAGGTTGGTCAACTCTTCAGACATGGTCTTTCATCCTGTGCTTGTGAATCTCGAGCCGCAGCGCCGCGGCTTCAATGGCAGCCGCGGAAACACTCCGCAGGCTCGATGAGGTCTTGTCGCCGTACGCGGCATCGACAACAACGCTGAGCTCGACGAGTCGAGCCGCGGTGACAGTGCGTTCGGTGCGTCGTGGGTTCCACTCGTCGCGATCGACGTAGAAACCAAACGACATCTCTCCGCTCAAGTCGCCGCGCTCGAGCATCGCGCGCACGTCGTTGCCGACGCTCGTCTCGGCGAGATCCGCGGTGAAGCGCAGCCCGCTCGCAGTGTCGTTGAGCGTCAGCGTGCCGCTACGCGTGCGAGCGAGCAACGCGCTCGCGTTGTGGTTGAAGAGCAGTTTGATGTCGGCGCCGGCGAGGTCGCCGAATGCACCACGCGAGATTCGCTCTTTGAATTGCGGGTTGAACGGCTCGGAGATTTCGCGGCTCCACTTGCCGTACGGAATCGCGAGCCCTGAGAGCGTGCGTCCGGCTGGCGCACCGATGGTGACGCTGCGACGTTCAAGCGAAGTCATCGACGCTCCCCGCGCTGGTGTCAGCGCCGATGTTGGTTTGACCGCCGCCTGTGCCCATGTTCTTGGCGAGGATCGGATCATCGAGCCCGTCGAGCGGCGCAAGGTTCAGGTACTCACGCGCTTCGTTGCGGGTGATGACGCCGGACTCGACGCCAGTGCGCAGCGCCGCCATTTGCTCGGCGAGCGACGGACGCGAGATCATGTCGCTGTCAAACGTCGCCGATCCAAACGGTGCGAGTTTCGCGACGATCTCGGCAGCCCACGTTGAGAACCAGTGCTGTAGGCACGCGTCCACGTACATGCGAGACAGCCATTCCATCGAGCCGTAGGCGTTCGCGCTGTGCTCGCTCAGGTACGACGTCGGCACGCCGTAGATACGCGATACGTCTTCGACGCTGTAGCGTCGAGCCGCGGCAATGCCGGCATCATCGAGCGTGCTGCTGATGCGCTCGACGCGCATGCCTTCGGCGAGCACGAGCGGCTTGCCGGCGTTCTCAGCGCCAGCGTGATGCTGTAGAAACTTCTCGCTGATTGACTGGCGTGCGCCTTCGCTGAGCGGGCCAGGATGCACGAACGCCAACTTCGGGTTGCCGGCGTTCTTCATCACTTCGAGTTGTGAGTTTTCCTGCGCCGCGAGAATCTGCAACGACGTGCGACACAATCGAACCGGCGACTCACCCCACAAGCCGTCGAGCCCGACGGCACGTAGGTGCAGCATCGAGGACATCGGCACGTCCCCGTAGAGCCGTGTCTTGTATACGGGCTCAGGCTTCGTGAGATCGAGCGACACGCTTTCGATGTCGAGCGGCAACAACTCGAGCAACTCGCCACCGAGCGTTCGGTTGATCACGGCGAACGCGTTGCCGTATAGCAACGCTTGCATCGTAAGCGCTCGACGGAACTCGAACCCGTTCTGCCAGCGATTAGGTTGCTGAAGCAATGCGTTTGCGGTGCGCTCGCTCACGTCGAGCGGCACGCGTGCAACGTCATTCGCGATGAGCGAAGCCGCGCGGTAGACGGGGGTATATGCGAGCGCCGTGCCCGGCGTGATCGTGGGCATGCCCGCGACGTCAAACGACGTCGGTAGGATCACGCCGTGCGTGCCCCAGTGCCCCAACCAACGCTGTAACAGACTGCGCAACATGTTGCGCATTGCGACAAGTTTGCCGCTTCATGTCTCGGACTAAACTTCGGATTCGTAACAACTGCTGCGTTTGCCTCCCCAGCAGTGCACGGCCATGATCGAAGCCACGAGCGGGTCAATGGCACTGTGGTCCCGCGGCTTTTCGGGTCGCACGTAGCCGCTCATCCCCGTTCTCGGGATGGCTTCGGCGCACGCTCGGCGCAAGATCGGATCGTCGCCGATCACCAACTTGCGACCGACCCAGAGGTTCTGAAACAACTGGCACCCCGGCGCGAACGTGCTTGAACCCATGCTATAGGCTTGGATCGGCGCCCCAATCTCGGCAAGCCGCTGCGCAAGGTACGACGCCCCCCAGCGGTCATATCCGACCAGTTGCACGTCGAATTCCGCGATAATCTCGGCCATCTTTTGCGCAATGGCTTCGTGGTCGATCTCGGCGCCCGGCGTCAAGTTGATCTTGCCTTCGTCGGCGTAGCGGCGAATCGGCATGCGGTAGTCCAGTTCGCGTTGGGCTACGTTCGCCCGCGGCCACCAGTAGTGGCCACGCAACAGGATGTTGCCGCTCTCTTGCGGGATGGCGACGACGACGGCCGACATGTCGAGCGACTTGCTCAAGTCAATGCCCACCCACGCTTGCCGCTTTCGTTGGTCCGCCCAATTGACCACGGTTGCCGTCGGCCAGTACGACATATCGAGCCACCCGCCGACGTCCTCGTTGAGCCGAGCGCAGTGATACCGACAGAACTCCGAACGCTGACCAGGGTCACGCTTCATCGTGTTGTAGAGCCGGCGGATGCTGGCCGCGTCGGGTTGCCCGTATTGCATGCCCGGATTCGCTTTTGGCCACGCCGCTTCGTCGGCGATATCGTCGTTCTGATCGATGCCGTAGAGCATGGCGAACGTCGCGTCATCCTCAGCTTCTCCCGACAGCACGGCCCGAGCGCCCGAGCAGAGCGTTTCGTAGTGGCTTTCCGTGTTGCTGCCAGGCGTCGAAATGATGACGCCCAACGTTTCCTTGCGCTTCATTCCCGTCGTGATGAGTTTGTTTAACACGCTGCCGCGGTACTCGGCGGCCTCATCAGCGATCCACAGCGACGGGTTCAAACCGTCAAGCGAGGATTCGCGCGACGTCAATGCGTTGAACTCGCAGTCCTCGTCCGGCCGCGTCATGTCAGACATCTTGACCTTCACGCTCGGATCATCGAGCCGCCGCGCCATCGTGCGCGCGGTGTCGACGAGGATTTGCGCTTGCTCGACCTTGTTCGCGAGCACGTGCACTCTCTTGCCGGCGCCGCTCATGAAGTCATACAAGCCAAGCGCCGCCATCAGCGTCGTCTTACCGTTGCCGCGGGCGACTTGGATGATGCCCATCGTGAACCGTCGGCGGCCCTCCACAGTGCGCCAGCCGACGAGGTTAGCCACGATGAACGCTTGCCAAGGGTGCAACTTGAACGGCTCGCCGTCGGCTTCGCCGACCAGCGACAGCCCGCCGATGAACTCGAACGCGTCGGCGACGCGGTTCCACTCAAGCACGATGTCGCTGCGCTCGAGGTCGCGGTTGAAGCGAGAGCACGCAGCGTAGACCCATTTGCCGGCGGGGATTCGGCCGCTCACGACGTCGGCTGCGTATTGACGGACGGTGGCTTCGGCTTCGGTCATCGTCTTAACAGTCATGCGGTTTTTTGACCAACGGTCGGTTTGAGACACCAAAAACCGCGCTGGCAGCGTCAGAATGCGGTTTTTTTACCCTGA